TTGCAGTTGCCAACCAGTATCTTAATCTAGTTAAACTCACTCATAGATGGAAGTTTGGATATGGCTATGGCGGGCCATGTTACCCACGTGATAACCGATCCTTTGTGCATTATGCTAAAAAAATAGGTTTAGAATATCCGTTGGGAGAACTTGTTGATGCTTTTAATGAAAGCCATGTTGACTTTTTAGCCAATCATTTTGTCAATGACAACCCAAACAATCTGCCTTACTATTTTGAGTATGTGAGTTATAAAAAAGGTGTTGGCATTTTTGAAGAAAGTCATCAACTCAAAGTATGTAAGCAACTACTGTCAAAAAATTGCAAAGTGTATATAGAGCCCACGGTATTTCTGTTACCATTCATTGTCGACGAGCTCAAAAAAGAATTTGGGGACAACATTGAATTTGTATCAAAAGCAGAGTTAACCCAGCAAGGGATTGTGTGTGTTGATGTCAATATCTAACTTAGGGAATACAAATGACAAAATACATTGCTAATCGAGCCCGTACCATCATCTATCCCTGGGAACCGGGCCTGGTAGAATGGTTGGTTGAGAACTATCCATACTCGGGATATCAAGTTGTTGAATTGGATTACGCATAAACAGTTTACCGGATCGCCAATTTCAGTCTAGCTCCTGGGCGATCCGTTTCAGAGGCACCTATAAACGGTGCCTCTTTTTTTGACTTCTTCTACAAAAGTAAGTATACTACACTAATGCCTCAGCAGTTAATCATACACTTGGGTTCGGCACAAGAGTGCCAACTAACCTTTGATATTGAGCAATCGCCAATAGCTGACCTATGGCTACAACGCATGGAAAAAAGAGTGCAGTGGCCAATGGATGATGCCAGGAGATTTTATGGATTCAATTCCCCGGCACAGGAAGCCAACTTAGCTGAACAACAAATCAAACAATGTATTGACATCATCAATCAACATGATTTTATAATAACCAGACCATTCACATCAGTGTTTGATCAGGATTTTTTAAATTACCTACATCATATTTTTGAAGTATATCACGGGCTGTTGGATCATCAAACTCATAAATGGTTTATCCGTGCCCCAATAGTTGTACAACAAGCTCTAAGCCAATTAAATATATCTGTGCACCGTTGTGAAAACTTGCGTACCAACCGTCCTAGATTTGTATGCACTTGGTTTGGTCAACCCAAAGAATTAACACTTGACCAAGACTTGATGAAACAACATGGCAAGTTAAATATAGAGTTCGGCGGAGTTTATCTTAACTATGTAGAGATAGGCAAAACATTGTTGGAAATGGCCCAGGACAACGATGAGTACATTGGCAGTGATGCATTTAAACCATTCCAACACTACAGCAGTGATTTTGTAGTGTACTTTTATGCAACATCAACTGCAGACTCTGACCAAGAATTAAAATTGGTCAACGCATATTATCAACAACACCATGATTATTTTAAATCATTGGGCGTTGAATCCAAGGATCATGTCATGGCATTGCCATTGCGTTACAAAGTGGCCCAGTTGTCCTACCAGGATACTGATGCAGTAATTAATCAAATTAAGCAACATCAATATGTTGCCAGGGTAGAACTAAAATGAAACAAGCAGTAGTGGTCATTAAAGACGAGGTCAATATCAAAATTGAAGGACTGGATCTTGACATGCGTCGACGATTGGTAAACAAATTCAAGTATGATATTCCCTATGCCAGGTACTTGCCAGCAGTTAGGTTGGGTCGGTGGGATGGCAAAGTAAGCTTTTTCCAACTTGGCGGCAGCACATATGTAAACTTGTTGCCTGAACTCTTGCCCATGCTTGAAGAATACAACTACGATGTTGAATTAGATGACCAACGTGAGTATTCAACTACATTTGAGTTTGCTGAGATGCGGGAAGACACCTTTGCTGGCACACTATGGCCCAAAGGACACCCACAAGAAGGGCAACCCATTGTGTTGCGAGACTACCAAGTAGAGATCATCAACAACTTTTTAAAGAATCCTCAATGCTTGCAAGAAGTGGCCACAGGTGCAGGCAAAACTATTATGACAGCAGCCATGAGTTGGAACGTACAACCTTATGGTCGCTCAATTGTTATTGTGCCCAACAAGAGTTTGGTGACACAAACTGAAAAAGACTATGTCAATTTGGGTCTTGACGTAGGTGTGTACTTTGGTGATCGCAAAGAGTTTGGCAAGACACATACCATATGCACTTGGCAAAGTTTAAACATTCTATTAAAGAATACCAAAGCTGGAGTTGGCAGTGGTACCATACAAGATTTCCTTGAAGGCGTGGTGTGTGTTATAGTTGATGAAGTGCACATGGCCAAAGCCGAGGCATTAAAAACCTTGTTAACCGGGGTTATGGCGCAAGTGCCTATTCGATGGGGGTTGACTGGAACCATACCCAAAGAGCTGTTTGAATCACAAAGCTTGCATGTAAGCATAGGCCCGGTTATAAGCAAACTTGCCGCGGCAGAGTTGCAGAATCGAGGTGTATTGGCACAATGTCATGTAAACGTAGTGCAATTGGTAGACCATGTTGAATACAACAATTATCAAAGTGAGTTAAAATACTTGTTAGAAGAATCAGGCCGCCTGGACACCATGGCTGATTTGATACGCAAGGTAAACGAAACTGGTAATACTCTTGTGTTAGTTGATAGAACTGAATGCGGCCGCCAGCTTGTGGAACGGCTTGGTGATAAAAGTGTGTTTGTGTCTGGTGCAACCAAGGCCAAAGATAGGCAAACCGAGTACGATGAAGTTGCTGATGCTGTGGATAAAATCATTGTGGCCACTTATGGTGTGGCCGCTGTGGGCATCAACATACCACGCATTTTTAATCTAGTACTAATTGAGCCAGGCAAAAGCTTTGTGCGGGTAATCCAAAGTATTGGTCGAGGAATACGCAAGGCTGAGGACAAGGATCATGTACAGATTTGGGATGTAACAAGTACCTGCAAGTTTGCCAAGCGGCACCTAACCAAGCGCAAACAATTCTATAAAGAAGCCAACTACCCCTTCTCACAAGAAAAGCTGGAATGGATGAAAATTTAACTAAAGGTTGCTCTAGTTAGAATAATAATATATAATAGTTTTATGAAAATACTTACACTTGACAACAAATCTTATGATTTAGAAACACTTCCGGAAGAAGTGGATGACATGCGTTTTGCTATATTGGATAATTCTAATCCAGCAGATCCAGACTATCATTACATCCCATTGATCTTTCTTGAATCATTCAATTCCCCGGCATTGGTATTAAAAATAGGTGAGTATGTTATTCGCATGCCCATGGACTGGCAGATATTGATTGGCGAACCCGACGTTGGGGATCTAGAAGTGTTGCCATTGACTAGTATCAATGACCGAGGATTTAAAGTATTTCAGTTTAATCCACTCAGCAGTTTTAGACCCAGTTTCCCTGACATTGAAATTGTAGACGTGTACCATGAAGTAACATGGTATGCTCCCAAACTCAAGAACGGACAAATGCTGTGTGTGCCGCTTAACAATGATCTAAAGCCAGAATGTGTTTATTTTGTAAAAGATATAAGTAGAAATTGCGAAATAGTCGATTACAACAAGGCCTGGTAAATGTCAACACAATACAATCACACCGAACGAGAAGCCAAGTCCCCCGAGGATTTAACCAATGGAGAAGTATCAAAAATGCGACAACGCATAAGTGTACTAGAGGACATTGTTCAAGATCAATCTGACGAACTCAAACGTTTGAAAAAAGAACTTACCAAAGTTCGAGACAACATCAATATCATAAGCGTGACCTTGCGCAACCGAACATGACTGACAAATTACATATTAGAAACGAAATGCGCTGTCTTGATCGCAAAGACAGAAAGTTTTATGATAGTCTTGATGACGAAGAGAGAAAAAAGTTTTCTCCTTTTCTAATGATACGCTGGAGTAGTGCAATAGTTGGTCCTAGAGATCTGCAAGAGTACTATGTGCAAAGTTGCAATCATTATGTAAATCGAGATTTTTTTACAATTAACAAACATCCTAAATTGCAGTGGCTGTTGGCATCGGCAGTGAGCCCAGGAACCGGGGATCACGATCATATATGGATCAAGCCCAAACCCAAGGAAAAAGGCAGCAATGATGTAAAAAAGTTGCTTATGAAATTGCATCCAACTAAAAAGCTAGATGAGATTGAGTTGTTGAGCAAATTAATTACCAAAAAAGAAATAAACGAATATCTCAAGGCCGCAGGCAACAATGAATGACACAGCAATATCAATTTTTAGTTGATAGTCTGGTCAGCATAGGCCTAGCCACTGTGGCTGATCAGTATTGCCTAGTGGCCGAAGATCAAGTAATAAATCATGTTGATGGAGACAAACTTATTGAATTGTATCAACGATATCAAAAACCTTTGTTGTTGTTTTTAGATTCAAATCCATTCAGCAATGCATATTACTACGACATTTTAAAAATTTGTGATCAAATTAATGTACCAGTTAAAATTTTGTCCGGCAACGCACTACACTTTTTTGAAGGCAACAAACAATTAATTTACTATCCAACTTGGTTTTTTCAACAACGGCAACAGCGTAACTTTCAAAAATCTAAAAAAAATAAAAAATACAGATTTAGTTTTTTATCAAACCAGCCAAGATTTCATAGGCTATACCTGTACCAATTGTGTAAATCTTATATCAGTGATCAGGATTGTTTTGCAGTATCATTGAATAATTTTGCATCACAGCAATCACATTTGCGGGCTCATGTGCAGGAACATTTGGGCTCTGCAATTGATATCACAGTCGATTTACCCTTTGCATCTATCATGGCCAAGGACAGATATTACAAAAGTCTGGTCTGTAACCCCACTATAGTAGATTACTCAAATCAACATCCAGCCTATCAGGCCATGATAAACATCACCGGCGAGAGTGGATTTGAATCAGATCAAGTATTCATAACTGAAAAAACTTGGAAACCCATTCGTAGCAAGTGCTTGACCATAACTTATGGAAATGAGCACACTGTTGATGTATTAAAAAGATTTGGTTTCCAGTCTAATCAGTTACTAGATCAAGATGACAACATTGTCAACAAAGCACAGATGATTGCTGATCAAATGCAGTCGTATTCTTATGAAGATTGCTGTAAAATATATCAACACAGCTCAGAAATACTACAGCACAACATGGAACGATTCTATGGTGATGATGTTGTAAACATGTTTGTAACTCACATTGAAAATCAATTAAAATAATGTCTTTTGTATGCACCCATTGTGATAGGTCTTTTATCAAAGAGACAAGCTTGGTTGTGCACATCTGTGAACAAAAACGCCGCCAGCAAGAAAAAGATGAACCCGGTGTTGTGATAGGCTTTCAGGCCTATCTTCGATTCTATGAATTTGCACAAGGAAGTTCAAAGCTCAAAACATTTGATGATTTTGCCAAAAGCAATCTATACAAGGCATTTGTAAACTTTGGTAGATATTGTCAGTCTATCAAAGCAATAAATGTGCCGCGCTTTGTTGATTGGGTATTGGCAAACAAAAAGAAAATTGATCATTGGTGCAAAGACAGCATTTATTTAGAATACTTGTTGGATTACTTGAAAAAAGAAAACATCAAGGATGCGTTGGCACGTGCTGAAGAGCAAGCATTGAGGTGGCACGAAGAAACTAATAATCCTGCGCACGACTATTTGAGATTTGGCAATGAAAACAAAATTTGCCATGCAATAACAACTGGCCGCGTCAGTGCTTGGATATTGTACAACACAGATTCAGGCATAGAATTACTGTCTAGGTTAAACCAAGAACAGTTGTTGATTATATGGCCCTTTGTTGACACAGACTTTTGGGGTAAGAGGTTTACTGAGTATGCTGCCGATGCTGAATATGTCAAGGCCACGTTGACAGCAAAAGGTTGGTGATGATTTGCATTGATTTCCTTGCCGGTAGTCATGGTAACTTTTTAGAATTTATTTGTAATAAATTCATAGCCAACATACCCACAGTGACAGATCATCCGTTTAACACAGCTGGTGCAAGCCACAAAAAACAGTACCTAGATGAACCCAAATTCCAATGTGATCACTACAGTGTATACAACAAACCATTGATGAACTGTGCTGTTATATCGGTGCAAATAACACCAATGGATCTTTTACCATTGCAGTCAGTCAGTTTATTTAGAGCCACAGACTTGAGCATTGACCCAGACACACTGGAATTAGATACCTACCACAAGCTAAACAACAAAGATTATAGATGGATGTTAGACAACATATTGTCAAGCTTTTTCAACAATCAAGTTGTGCATGGTTACGCTGCCGTAGCCGACAGCACTTGGCCAAAAATAAAAAATATCAATGACTACAACAATCTTCCAACACACATCAAACAAGAATGCGAGCAAGTACATGGGTTAACTGTATTGAGATTAGACCAGTACAATCCCAATTGCCCAAGATTTGTGTTGCGTGAGTTTTTTAAAATAGGGTTTAAACAGCCAGAGTTAAATGGACTCATGCAACAACAAGCATCAATGAAATACGATGCAAGCTCTGATGTTTATTATTTTCCATTCCATGCTTTTTATGTGCCCAAATTGTTTGTTGCTGAAATTGAATCAATTTCCAAATGGATGGAAGTTGACAGCATTGACACGGACAAGATCAGCCAACTTCATGCCCAATTTTTACAGCGGCAACCATATGCACAGAGTCGGCAAAAATGTGAAACAATTCTCAAACACATCATTGAACACACCAATGTTGAACTAACTGGATTAACAGTGTTGGATGAGGCATATGTTGACGCACAACTTGAATTAGTGTACAATAAGACTGTGCCTGAAAACAAACAACACTGGTTTAAAAACACCAAACAAATAATCGAGTTCATAAATGAGTGCTGACATTGACATTGATTTTGCAGACCGAACCACTGCATTGAGTCTAATCAAACACATACCGGCTCGGCTTGGGCAAGTAGATCAAGATCGACCACACTCATCGGGAGTGTACGTGACCAACATTCCATATGACCCAGTTCTCAAGTGTGCCAGTATAGACTACAATGAAGCAGAGCAACGGGGGTATTTCAAGATTGACTTTTTGAACATGGGCGTGTATCAATTAATACATGATCAAGATCACTACCAAGCAATGTTGGGCAAGCCACCATCCTGGACAAGACTTTGGAAGGATCCCGAATGGTCCAAACAGTTGGCACACATAGGAAACTACACAGACTTACTCAAATCAATGCAGCCAGACAGTATTCCCAGGATGGCAGCATTTATCAGCATCATTCGACCAGGCAAGGCACACTTACAAAACCAACCCTGGGACAAGGTATTTGCCAGTGTGTGGGATGGTGATGCAAGTCAGGGATTTGTGTTTAAAAAGAGTCATGCTTTGAGTTATGCACAGCTAGTTGTGCTACACATGAACCTCATTGATTAAAATAATCAGCTTTTTTCCAACAATGCCCCCAAACCATTATTTCGTTGGGTGACTCGGATAATGCAATCATGCTATCCCAATGACATTGGTTCCTTGGGGATATATTAATTTTTAACTTTTTATTAACATACTCAGACCCACCTGTCACAAATGTACAATTGTAATCCAACACAATTGAGTTAGGTATTACCTGATATGTGGTTAATAGTTTATAGTCCAGTGATTGCTTTAACACAGTTTGCAGGTAGTTTATGCGATGGGAATTAGTGATATTGGATTGATTAATGAATTGGTCTATATACCAAACACTGTTATTTTCTAGCTTATGTAAAAATTTTTCTTCTGACAGATACATTTTTACAAAATAATTCCAAAGAAGATCTTGTGGATTAGTTCTTGAAGTATCGATGTAAATAATTTCAGCTAAATCTTTATCAACTAAATCCTGAATTGCAGCCATGGACTCGGGTGACCCGTGATTAGTGCATGCCCAAATTAAATCACTTGATGCTGATAGCGAAATTCGATGAGGTTGTAATAGATCTGATATTGTGTCAGGGTAGCCTAATTTTTTAAAAATCATCATTTTTCCAGTGCTCCGTCCTGTGTTGGGATTTATGCACCAAGTATTGTCAACATAATTAGGCAACGTTCCGAGCCACCCAGCTAAAAAATCGCCTTTTGCCCCTGGTCCATAAATTATAATCTGTAATTTAAGGTCTATCATTGCACTGGGCTAGTCAATTTTTCTAACCAGGACAATGGATTTTCTCTTGGATTTTCTCTTGCTGATGTCTGCTAGACTACAAACAGGACCGTGTAATATTTCCAGATCTTTGTTGCTGAATGTTCTTAGATAGGGTTTAAATATTTCCCATTCTTTTTTCAGAAAAATATTAATGGGAATACTGCGATTGCTTTCCCACCACCAGGCGGTGGCTAAGTCGAGAAATTTTTGCTTTTCTTCTCGATCTATTATACTGCCAAAATCATATATAGTTGTGACAGTAATGTCTTGATTTTGTATTATACCAACGTATTCTACCCCTGCGTACACACACAGTGTGATAAAGGGATATCGTTTGGTAAGAATACGGAAGATGTTTTCACCCATAAATATTCAAGGAACTCGTTATCGTTATGTATTCAACCACAGCCTATTTATATCAACAAATCCAGACGGTATTATTGGTAGACGTCACGGGTGCCTATTTTGACCGGAGGTGGCAACCAGTGTACGCAAAAAAATTAAAACTTAATCTAGGTGTAGATAACGTGATCCTGTTTCAGTTTCAGAACCAAGATCAAAAACCTGTAAACATTACAGGTGCAACATTTACGTTTCGAATCATAAGTCAGAATGGCGAAAATCTTCTCATAGCCAAAGAACTTGTTAGTTTGAGCAACAATCTTGGACGTGCAAAGGTCACTATTACTGCGGCAGAAACCACACACATGGAGGCCCAGCCCGCTAGTTGGAGTTTGGAAGTTAGCTCAGGTGTGCTAAATCAAGCAGTACTAACCGACGACTATAGCAATGCCCGCGGCGATATTGAAATAGTAGACAGCGTATTCCCTGCATTTGTAGCCAGCCAATTACTGACCATTCCTAGTCAAGCCCCCGACTCCAGCATTTATTATTCCAGCACACTGACAACCAATGGTTCTCAACTCACTACAATGCAACTAGACAGTTTGGATTTTACTGGCCATGTATCCGTCCAGGGTGCAACAGACGCCACTGCCAACACTGTGGAATGGTACTCGATACCTTTTGAAGATCTGCAAACCGGCAACACAGTTACGTCAATTGATTTTACACATGCCACCGAACGTCGAGGCATAAATGTACAAGGGTTCCACCCTTATCTCAGAGTAGAGCTAGGCGTAAGCAACGGCAATGTTGATTTAATTTCTTATCGATGACATTTAAAAAAATTGTAGGATTTGGCGATTCCTGGATGTGGGGAGATGAATTGTTGTCCCCAGAGCTGGTTGATCATCCACAGGCACATCCAATACTGATGGAAAACACCGAATATCGTGAAAGCCATTGTTTTCTAGGCTTATTGGGTCAGCACTATAATGTACCCACAGTTAATTTTGGTTGGCCTGGTGGCAGCCTGCAAAGTGCAATTTGGTGTTATCTCTGGTGGTTAGATCACAGCAACGATGTTGACGAAACATTGGTATTAGTTGGACACACTGATGCCAATCGACACAGTTTTTACAATCCAGCTCATGTCAGCTATGCCAATGATCCCCCATGGAATAAGTTTGTGCACAGCAGTTGGATACACAGCGGCAACCAAAGTCGCGGAGATGATTGGACAGACATGATCAAGCAACACATGGTGTTAACCGACTGTCAAGAGTTAGAAATTTTAAATTTCAAACAAAGCGTGGAGTTTTTTCAAGGACAGCATGCAATAAGAAAAATGCCAGTTATTCAGTTTTCTATTGCACCACCGCCTGTTACAGTACAGACGCAGGGATTAATTACATCATCAAACTGTCTTG